TTGCACAAGGCAAAGCCAACGAAGTCATCCTCACCAAACTTGGCAAGATGGAAATCCGTGACCTGTCTGGCATAGAAGCTGTCCAGATGGGTCATGTGATGGAACCCATTATTGGCAGACTTGCACAGAACAAACTGGGCATAGAACTTACCAAGATAGAAGACTCTCTCACGCATCCAAAAGAAGCGTGGCTACGTTCTCACTTTGACTTTGCGGGTAAACAAGATGGCAAAACGATTTTGGTCGAATGCAAGAACTACAACGCTGGTGTGCGTAATAAGTTTGATGCTGAAGCTGGAATCATCCCTGCTGCTGATATGGCTCAACTCATCCACGAAGCTGCCGTATTCGGCGTGGACACGATTTATTTGGCTGTGCTATTTGGTGGTCAAGAGTTCGTCCTCATTCCGTTTAATATTACAGAGACACAAAAGGAAGACCTTATACGGCAGATGGCTACTATCTGGGGTCATGTCAAAGCAGGAACTACCCTACCAGCTGAAGACCTAGAACAGGTCAAACTCCTGTACCCACAGGAAGCTACAGGAAGCCTTAAAACAGCCTCTGCAAGCGTTGAACAAGCCTGCCTAGCCCTAAGTCAGATAAAAGCAAATATCAAGGCTCTAGAGGCTCAGGAAGAGCAGCTACAAACCTTGGTAGTTGGCTATATGGGCGACTCCTCCACCCTGTCCAGCATAGATGGTCAGGTGCTAGCTACCTGGAAGAACGCCAAGCCTAGTGCTAGGTTTGACTCCAAACTATTCCAGTCTGCCATGCCCGACATCTATGAACAGTTTGTCAGGGATATGCCTGGTTCACGGAGGTTTTTACTGAAATGAAATCTACCAAAGTACAACTCAACAAAGACGATGACCCCATACAAACCCTGTATGTGGCTGCAAACAATCTGGTAAAGCTGATGGAAAAGGTTGCGGCTTCTGTTGGTGGCGACACCAATGCACAAATAAATTTACCTATATGGATTGATGCAGAAAAGAAAATGCTCATCACCATAGAACAAGGGCCTGAGACAGAGGCTAATTACGCAATCTTCAAAGCAGGAAAGAAGTGAGGTTCACATGTTATTCACAGAGAAACAACATCAACGAGTTACTTTGCTAGAAGCAGAGATTAAACAATTGTTGAGTAAATACAACACTTTGCAGACACAAGTAGATGCCCTGCTCAAGCTCTCCTACGCAAGATATGGGTTCAAGCTAGATGGCACACCTAAATCCAAGCCAGGAAGAAGAAACAAGGTGGTTGCATGAAAGCCTATCCATACATGCACAAACACCCTACAACTGGTCAAACAACCATCTCTGAGGGTATGGACTTGCGGGACTGGTTTGCTGGTCAGGCTGTCATAGGCTTGTTAATGGCCGAAATCGTAGGTGATTACAGCAATGAACATGTCGCAAAAATTTCCTATCTGATAGCAGACTCAATGATTCAACAACGTAACAAGGAGGTTCCTAATGAACATCATCCCGCTGAGTGACATTCACCAAATGGCAGAAGTTGCCGCCAAGTCCAGAATGTTTGGCTTTAAAAATCCAGAAGAAGCTATGGCAATCATGTTGCTATGCCAAGCAGAAAACCTACACCCCGCTGTTGCCATGCGTGACTATCATGTAATTCAAAATCGTCCAGCATTGAAAGCAGACGCAATGCTTGCTCGTTTCCAACAAGCAGGTGGCTCCGTACAGTGGAAGGAATACACAGATGAAAAAGTTACAGGCCTATTCACGCACCCGCAGGGCGGCTCTCTCGAACTCAGCTGGACTCTTCGCCAAGCGAAGGAAATTGGAATCGCCCAAAAAGATAACTGGAAGAACTATCCAAGAGCGATGCTCCGTGCGAGAGTCATTAGCGAAGGAATCCGCTCTGTTTTCCCAGGCTGCGTGGTGGGCGTCTACACCCCAGAAGAGGTACAAGATTTTCAACCTTCCACAGAACAAAAGGTCAAGCACATGGGCAGTGTGGAGCGGGTGGAAGATGTATCACAGGATGTACTACAAGAGGAGGATGGAGCGTTTGCGCTTCACGTTCCGAGTTCAGACAAACCTTACAAACGTTTTCAAACGCCTGAAGATTGGATAGAAGGATATGCCAGCATGGTTAACAGAATTGTCTCCAGCCAAAAGTTCTCTCTGGAGGAAAAGGCAGGGAAACTCACCGCACTCTCAGACTGCAATACAGGTGTTACAGAAAACTTCAGCAGCTTGGATAAAGTCAAACTCAGAGCCGCTATCGTCACCGCTGGAGGACAAGCCTCCCCAAAGCCAGACAAGTCCCAACCAATTCCCGATTCGGGACTCAGCGAGCCAATATTCTGATGTGGCTACAAAGCGGGAGAAGCCTGACACCACTGGAGGCATTGAATGAATTCAATTGTTTCAGGCTTGCAGCACATATCGAATCTCTGCGGAAAGACGGACACAGAATCTTTACGGAGATGGTTAACGAAAGCGGGAAGAAGTTTGCCAAGTACACACTTTGAAAGGAAAGAAATGGCAACAGGAAATGCACACAAGGAGATGCCTGGTTCAGGTGTCATGTACTGGGAAGAAGAAGAGATGCGTAAGTCTCCAAAAGGCCCAGACTACAAAGGGTTTGTTGTTCTAGAGATGGACTACAAAGCAGGTGAGAAGTTGAAGATTGCAGCGTGGCAAAAGCCAACCAGCCGAGGGCACAACTTGCTTGCTTTGAAAGAAGATAACTGGAGCAAGAAGAAACGTGAGGAAGAGATGAAGGATAAAGAAATCCCTTCTAACTACGCACGTAAATCAGCAAGTAGGTTAACTGAAGACGATTCAGAAATTCCTTTTTGATGGCGACAAAAACCTCGCCCACACAGCGTAGTCTGGCTCACCTGCGTGAGATTGGCTACCACGTTGAAGTAGTTGAGAAGTGGAACAGCTTCACTAAACAACGAAAAGACCTGTGGGGGTGGGCTGACCTTCTCGCTATCCGCAAAGGTGAGGTGCTGGCAGTGCAGGTAACAGCCTCTGCTGTCAGTGACCGCATAAAAAAGATTGTGGCCTCTGACACGCTTGCTCTTGTAAGAGATGCAGGGATTCGTGTGGAGGTGCATGGTTGGAGAAAATCCGCAAAGACAAACAGATACGTATTAAGAATTGAGGACATATCATGAGTGACGTTAAACCAACACCACAACAACTACAGATGAGCCAAGACTCTGTAAACAAGGCCAACAACAGCATTAACTACACCATGAACTTGGTGAACATGTCCCTTCAACAACTCTGGAACATTGCCTACGCTGCTGGCTTTGAAGATGCACAGGAAATCATGAAGACAGACCAAGGTCAAAAATGAGTAAGGCTCACATCTTCATCGCCACCCCTATGTATGGTGGCATGACCACAGGCTACTACTGTCAGTCACTGGTCAACACAACCGCTGTCATGAGGGCTAACGACATTGACATGTCCTTCTCCTGCATGTTCAACGAATCCCTCATCCAGCGTGGGCGTAACGCTCTTGCACATGGCTTTCTCAACAAGAAGGAAGCTACCCACCTGATGTTTATTGACGCAGACATTCGCTGGAATCCTGCCGACATCGTTCCTATGATTGATGCTGACAAAGATATTATTTGTGGCATCTACCCCAAGAAGGAAATCAACTGGCATGGTGTCGAGCAAGCAGTCAAAGATGGTGTGCCTGTTGACCAACTGAAAACCCGTACAGGTTCGCTGGTGGTTAACCTTGTTGACTATGCTGGCACAGTCACAGTACCAGCACATGAGCCTGTGGAAATCTGGAATGGCGGTACAGGGTTCATGCTTATCAAGCGTGAAGTACTGGAAGACCTGGCTACAAAGATGCCAAGCTATATCAACGATGTCACCTTCCTGTCTGGCGAAATCAAGCAGGACAAGATTGTGGAGTTCTTTGCCTGTGCTATCGAAGCAGGCGTAGGACGCTTGCTGTCAGAAGACTACTACTTCTGCCAAGAAGCACGTAGACATGGCTACAAGATTCATGCCGCTCCGTGGGTGGTTCTAGGCCATTTCGGTAGCTACCTGTTTGAAGGCGGCCTGCTTCCAGCAGCATGAAAAATTTAGCGTTTAGCAGTCCTTGCCGACCTGATAAACGCTGCTTTGGTGGGGTAACCAGCTTGACCCTTGCGTTTAGGAGGCAGTCCTGCCGCCCTGCGTTGGTTAATGTTGAAGTACAAGCCACGTTGGGCTTTCGGTGTGTATGCCATTATCTGCACCCCCATCTCTTTCTTGCTGCCTTCCCTCTATCTCCAGTCCATCCACTGCTTCTAGCGCAGAAAGATTTGTGACGAGGGTTCGAGGTATCTTTGGTGGGAGCCTTCAAATTGCTCCCTGTTGCTCTGTTTGCCTTTGCACGACCCTTGGCAGTCAGTCCCGCACCCTTCTTGACAGACAGCTTTTCGCCTCTGCCTACAGATAGATTTGGGAACTTCTTCCTAGCCATACTGACTCCTATGCCACCAAGCCTTGCAAGTACGTAGTTTTACCCGCAACCTTAGTAGCAGTCAATTCCTGCTTTTTCAGGTTGTCAGGGTCATAGCTGACATGTACCCATCCGCTGTCAGGAATGCCAGGTGTGTAGAACTCCAGAATCAACTGGGTGTAGTCCAGATTGTCCATAATCCACTGAGCCAAGTCAGCGTTAGCAACACCAGGAATCTCTATATCTGCTGCCATGCCCTTGCAATGGTCTGAGGTCTTGGAGCCACCTACAGCGGCATTTGACTCAGGGCTACGATAACCAGAGTTCACCTTCACACCCTTGCCAAAGTGGTCACGTACGGGCTGCAGGACTTTCTCGCACAGCAAACGCAGGTTCTCTGTGGTCTGTTCATCAGGGGTGTTGTCCAAGTCCAGACGCAGGGCTGTCTCAGATTTGGTGAGTTCATGTAGGGAAAAATTGGCAGTCAAGTTCATTTGATTTCCTTCTGTGATTCAACAGCTTTGTTGTATAAGTCTATACAGGCATTGAGTTTTTGTATAGCTCTGTCACCCTCTTCCGCTATTGCGAAAAGATTTTTTCCAACCTCTGGGTCAAGTTCGGCACGTGCTTCTCCTCCACCACTTCCTGCGGCAAGGCTGGTATCTGTGGGGGTTTGTACGGGGCAGGTCGTTTTGACAGGAACCCGCAGCTTGTAAGTGCCAGCATCAATAGCAGCATCCCGCTGTTTCGTAACCAGTTTGGCTTTTTCATTTGTCTTCCTCAGTGCTTCTGCGGTAGTAGTAATAGCCGTGGCTAAAGCCTGTTCCTTTGCTCTGGCAACAGTATTCAGGCGGTCAACCTCTTCTTGTTGGGCTTTTGCCTCAACATGCTTGCCGTAGTAATAGCCTCCACCGAAAGCTATTAACAAGGCTACAAGACCAGACAACAAGCCTTTCATGGCTTGGGTGGCTCGTCATTGTCGTTAGCTTCTGCCTTGGCAGTTGCATTGGCTACGGCTTTGATTCCTGACCTGCCAGCCACACCACCAAGCACACCAGTGATAAACACCATGATGGTGCTAATCTGGCTTGTGTAAATCTTGTCAATAGGAGCCATGCCAGACATGGGCTGAGTGACGTAGGTCACAGAATACAGGAACATAGCCATTGCGCCAAGCAGAATGCTGACCAGCACCACAATGACAAACGCCCAGACCCTGACTTCAATTTCCTCTGCTGTCAGGCGATTGCTGACATTTTTAACTACTGTAGGCATCACTTCTTCTCCTGTTCAGGTTTAACAAGTTGTTCTGGGCAAGTGCCAGTGGCAGTGCAAATTGGCGGTTTGCAATCCGCAAGCTCCCAGTTTTTTGGGTCTTGGCACTGGTAACGGAATCTATCTTCGCATCCTGTCATCAGGAGCGTTATCAGAATCATGATTACGGTTTTGTTCACGATTTTTCCTCTCCACCTCTCGTCTTAACTTTTCTACCTTTTCTATCTGTTGCTTGGCCTCATGCTTGGTTTCTAGCACATCCAGGTACAACATAGCCAAAAGAGGCAGTAAAAGAGCAACCAACACACATGCTGCAATCCATCCCACTACGTCTTCTCCATCCGATTTATGAACAGGAGGAGTAGCCACAGATACAGGAGGAATATAAAAGTCGCTAGAAGATACGCTAGGTTTGCCTGGAAGTTTCTTTTTTCCTCCCTGCGTTGCCATGCCTTGTACCTCGCTTGCGCCTCTTGCTTAAGTCTAGCCTTTTCTTGTTCTTCCTGTATGACATTCCGCATGTCAAAAACTTTGGAATACAGCGCACCCATTTCGGGTGGGCTTTGGTACACCATCGTTTCCCTGATTGTCACTTCCAGTGCCGCCATCTGGTCTTGAGCCATAACCCTCTTGAGAGCGGCTTCCATGATGTTGGCATCAGGGTCGTAGACGTTCTGGCTTTTCTCTTCTTCTTCTCTTATATGGGCAGCAAGTTGCTCTTGTAAGCGGAAAAACTCTGTGAGTTGTGCCACCACATCTGACATGACCTTAGTCTCGTCAACAGAAACATACTTCTCTTTCTT